TGTCAGCAATAGCTTGGGTTTCTACTTTAATAGCTTGAGTGTCAGTCTTAGCATTGTTGGCAGCAGTTGCACTATTACCAGCATTGGTTGCTTGAGTGGTAGCAGCGGTTACAGCAGCTTGTGCAGCAGTGTTAGAACCAGCAGCAGCCGTAGCGCTAGCCTGTGAGGCAGTAGCAGCAGCTTGAGCCTGTGCAACCCCTTCTGCTACGTCTGTAGCCCCTTCACTTACAGCTTGAACACTTGTTTCCAGTGTATTTGTTGCGGTTCCAATTCGGACAATGAGAGCGTCAAAGTCTTGGTTAGTAGCCATATTATTTATTCCTCTAATAGTTCAGTTAAGACAATACTTGTCTGTTGTAATTCTCTTACCACCGCTTCAAACTGGTCTACCAGTGTTCCAAGTGGGATAGGCTCAGGCCATTGAATAGAACCTTGACCAGTGGAAGCAATAGCAAGATATTTATAGTGCTTAGGTGCTCTACCGGCTGTAGTCCAGTCTTGGTCAGCAGTNACAGCGAACCATTGCCCTTTAAAGTAGAAGTATTCACCATTCATAGTTGCTTCTGGTGGGATACCCTCTAAGTCATATACAGGTATGGTGCGTGCATAAACTGTTTTCCAGTTCTTGTAAATGTTCCCTGTTTGTGTCACGTCAAGTTGTATGCCTTGTTTGAAAGGCTGCATATTGACTTTAACCCATGTTGGGGGCGTCTCTACGTCCACGTTGTTACCTTCGTCATAATAACTATAGGTTCTAACAAATGGCACGTAGGTTCTGTAAAAGGCCGCAATACTCATAAGAGTGTTTTACCTCCGAGTCTTTTAAATTGTTGAGAGTTTTGGTTAATGCGTATAGTGGGAATTAAGCTACCACCCGTTAGCATGTTGTAGCAGCTAGCCACGGCATCGACAACGTCGTCATGTTGCCCGCTATTGTTCTTACCGTCGAAGGCTTCCATTTCTGCATAGTGTTCTTTTGTAAACACTCCCGGTGCTACAAACACTTTCCCTTCTTGCAAAGCAATTAGAAAGTTCTCGGCTCGTGCCAACTTGCCTTTCCGTTGAGCTTCTAAAACCACCTTATGACCTAGTGCAGTAAGTCGGGCTTTCTTCTGGTCTGCCACCACCCTACCAGACGCACCAGCGTCAACAGGGATAGAAACATAAACATCTTTACCGTCTTGTTTTGCAGTGTTCTCAATTAGAGCCTGTACCATTGCTGGCCCGTCTCTCAGACTTACCATGTCAAGAATATAGAAGTAACCGCTATTCTTGTCGTATGTAGCTTTAACTCCCCGTGTAAAGTCGGGATCTTTGTTCCCAGCATGAGGTTTAGTTGACGCTAGGTCATAACTGCGAACAGTTGGCAAGCCTAGAGGTATTTCCTTTAGTCCTACTTCTTTATACCAGTCGCGGTCTATGTAGCCGTCACCCTCAGTTTTTACAAACCAGTTCCCGAGCAAGTAGCGACTACGGTCTACAGCTTTCAAGTTCTCAAGTTTATGAACATACTGTGGGAGGTGCTTTCTTACATAGGGGTTATCGTAGACATTTGCCGAGTAATAAACGAACTTGAGGTGCATTGCAGCCTGTTCCTTACCTACCTCAGCCACCATGTCTTCAAACGTCTGCCACCACCTAAATTCCCCAGCAACTTGCAGCATATAGGTTGTCTTTCCGTCACGTTCCTTAATTGAATAACCGTCTTCACCAACATAACCAGCAGTTACCAACCAAGTGCAAAGAAAGGAGGTATTCAGGGGGTTACAAGTAAGGCGTAATTGGTGTTTCTGTTTACTCTTAGAGCGAAGGCGTGAAGTTAGAAACCATACGTCTTCTTCTTGACACTGTTGGCTTTCGTCTACCAGACATTCAGTCATTTGTGACCCATGCCAGTCGTCTTGGTTGTTGAACAAGTGGTGACACTTAACCTCAGCACCAGACGGGAAAGCCCAGCTACTTTCTATTTTGTTTGACGTAATGTTGTATGGTGCAAAAAGCCTAATGCCAGTTGACCATAGAGAACCCGCCATTTTCATTTGCTTCTGACTAGCACGGGCAACACCCGCTACATAGTTCTTGTCCCACATACCAGCAAGCATAAGCCTAATTAAACTTAGCTGTGTCTTGCCTGCCGAAGCAGCGCCACCCCACACAACAATGTCATGAGTGTTATCATTCAGGTATGTTTCTTGTTTAATACTTAGTGGACATAGAATTTCAATTTCTTCTAAGTCTTCTTGTGTTAGGTGAAACGTGTAATTAAACTTTCTCTTTGCAATAGCCATGCACAGCCTCTTATTTTAGAAACAAAAAAGGGGAAAGGAGGTTTTTAGTCTCCCCTCCCCCTATTAGGTTACAATTTAAACAGTCAGAGTGATAAGTACAGTAGCGCCGAACTGTTCGTTCAGTACCAGAGTGCTTTGCTCAGACTCAACTTCAATGTAACGGTCTTTCGGGTCACGGTGCGAAGTAGCGAAACGCTTAGCACCAATACCGCCCAAACCAGACAGGGTAGAAGCTGGGCCGTATACAGCAGTACCGAGAACAGTACGTGGAACCAGAACACCAGTGTTGGCAGCCAGAACAGTTACAGCAGCGCCAGTTTTAGTAACAAAGCTGTCGTCATACAGAACTACGTCTACGTTGCCATAACGGAACATGGTGTAACCGTTAGCTACAGAACCAAGCTCGTTACGCAGTGGGTTGCCAGCCGCTTGGCTGAACTGCCATGCTTGGGTAACGTCGTCAGAAGCGATAATAGCGGCAAACAGTTCTGGCGAAGCAAACAGAATGTAACCAGCAATACGACCACCAGTTTGCAGACCGGCTTTAGACTTCGCTTGAGCGGCTTGGATAGAAGCCAGAGCAGTAGCAGAAGTAAAGGCTTGAGTAGGACGGGTTACGCCAAACTCGGTAGCCATGTTGATAGTGCCGTAGTGAGCAGTAACAACAACACCGTTCAAAGTCATTTGAGCTTTCAAATATTCTTCGTGGGTGTCATGCAGGTCAGCTTGACGCTCAAGTTCAGCNGCAACAGCACCAGCTACAATTTGCTCAGACTCAGAACCGAAAGCACGAACACCAGCCAGTTTCTCACGGCCAATAGTTTTAACAATTGGGTAGTGTGGAATAGCGATAGTGTGCAGGTCATAGCTGTCGTCTTCGGTGCTATTCTTTTGGGCCACGTTACGCAAGTGGTCGTCAAGAATGTGCAGGGAGTTAGCTTTAACGTCAAAAGAAACAACGTCAGTGCGAACTACGTCTGGACGGTACAGACCGAGCGAACCAATAAGACCCGGTTTGAATGGGATACGTTCGATAGCTGCGGTTTGGTCAACTACTTGACCGTTGTTGATAAGAATTGCCATGTTGTATATTTCCTTTCTTAAATTATTGTCAGAGTGACTTAGTTGTTAACTACGATAATGTTTTTAGCAGCCAGACCAGCAATGAGGGTAGAGGTCAGAGTAGACAGCGCTTGAGCATTAACAGTAGTAGGGTTGCCACGGGTCATAACACGTACCCATTGCGAACCAGCAGCTTTAGGTTCTGCGAGAATACCGAAAACTACAGTGTCAGCACCGGCACTAGCAGCAGCAGCGGAAGCAAGCAGAGTACCGGAAGGCAGAGCGCCAGCTACAGTTACCAGCACTTCGTCAAACGGTACGTTGTAGTCACCATTAAGTTGAACCAAAAAGTCTTCTTTGTTGCCAATAGTTGCGATAACAGCCATTTTTATTTACCTTCGTATTTTTTAGAGAGAATTTGGTCTACTAGAGAAGCACTGTCTTCAGTGGTTTGTTCTTCTTCAACCTTGGTTTGTGGATCAGTTTCTTTTTTAAACCAGTCACCACCACTAATGGTTTCGATCTGGCGTTCTTTCGTTTCCAGCAGTTCAAAGACTTGGTTAAAACCTTCAACACCTTGCAGTTTCATAAAGACTGGGGCGAGTTCGTTAACTAGTTCTTCGTCATACAGAATGCCTTTCAAGCGCTGTTTAATTTGCGCTTCAAGAGCACCTTTGTTTTCGTCTGCTTTCTTAGTAGCACTGCCCATAAGGCGTTCTAAAAGACTCGGTTTGTCACTCATTATTTATAATACCTATTTGCAAAAGTTGAACACTCACCACCAAACGCTTTGTCAAAGTCATTCCAGTTCTTACGATCACTACGCAGAATGACAGGAACCTTTGCACCAGTGCGGCGAGTCTGTAGGGCTACTAAGCGTTGTGTCAGTGCTTCAATAAGAGGGCCAGTTTCACTAGCGTCTCCAATTTGCCACCGTTGCGGGCTTAGTGCTATGTTGTTGATAATACTTTCCAGTGCCATTATTGAACCGTCAATAACGCTGTTACCGGCTAAGTTGTAGAAGTAAACATAAATGGAGTCTTCCAGATATGGTTCGTCCTCGATAAAGTCACCAGTGTTTAAGCGCATTTGGTCAACAAAGTTGCTGGGGTCAAGGTTTGTACTAGCCATTTGTAACCCCCTTTACTAGTTGCTTGTCATAGTCGGCCTTGGGTGCGTCTCCAGCTTCACGAATGAACTGTTCTAGCCCTTGGTCAGCAGTGACAGCGCCAGCAGTAACAAGACGGCTCCAGCCTTCTGTAAACTCGGTCCAGTCAAGTGGTTGCACTGGTTCAAATTCAAGAGTAGGAACACGTTCAACAGGCAAGCCGTTAAGTTCAAATGCAATTTTCACTGCTTTTCTAAACTCTTGACTAATGACCTTTTGAATGTTTTCAATAAACAGCGTCATGAGGTAGGTGCTGTTGTCCGAGAGAGCAAAAGAACCACCTCCTTCACTGCCCATACTCAGAACCATAGTTTGTAGGCTAAGTTGAATTTCAGAGTTGTAACGTGCAATGGCTTGACCTACGTTGTAGTTTTGAGCGTTACCGCCATTACCACCAACTGTAGTAATTTCAAACAACCGAACACCGTTAGCGTTCGTGTCAGAAGCTGAAAGAATGTAACTACCTTTACCAGCGTGCAACATTTCAGCTTGAGTCAAAAGGTTAGCTACATAAATAGCTTCTTCACTGTTTGGTTCAGCGTAATACTTGTTGATATATTCACTAGGGACTTTAATGTCCAATACACCCGACAAGTTTTTAGCAACACCAATAGCTTCATACTCTTGAAGAATTTTCTTAGACTTCCAAGCTGTATAGGCACCGTACAACAAACTTTTACCAAGTGGAAAGTCAGAGTCAGGTTCTACACGAAAGAACAACACTTTGTCGCCATTAATGTTTTTCTGTGCAACGTCAACATTAACAACAAGACCGTCATTCTCAGCAGGGTTAAGTTTCAACCTGTCGAGCTTACCGCCTTTCATTTCAAACTTTTGTACAGACGTTAGGTGAATAGGGGAGATAGTTTTAAATACGAACTGACCACCTACACGCTCACATACAACTTCATTAAGACTGCAACCATAGTCAAGCATTTGCAGCCAGTTAGAAATAAGTCGTTTCTTGTCGTAGTCTTCCATTGTGTCAAGACTAACATTCAAGGCGTCAATTAATTTCTTTTCTTGCTGGTTACTGTTTGCATGGTATGCAATTTTAAAGTCACCCTTACTAAGTACCGCTTTAATGAAACTCATGCTACCGGAAATAATACCGTCAAGTTTCATATCTCTGTAAGTGTAAAAGGCTTGGTTAACGCTAAGGTCTACTTTGCCAAGTTGTAATACTGTGTTCTCTACGTGTAGTGGCTGGCTCTGTTGAGTCAGGTTAGCAGCCAATGTTTGTTACTCCTGTTGTTGTAGGTCTTTGGTTAGTTTTTCTAGCCAGCGTTCCCAAGTCATTGTGTAACAACCTCCAAACTTGACGTACTGTTGCGTAGAGCGCCACAAGTATTCAAGATCGTCAGGATGGTTAGTCACCATATAACGTAGGTATTCTTTAAGTTCAGGGCTAGGTGTTTTGGTACACTCCTTGTTACTGAAACAGTGCAAGGGAATGTCTTTAAGAGTCTTATAAGGACTTGTCTGTTTACTCAATGCAATGTTTCCTTTACTGGAATAAGTTTGTCTGCCAGTTTGACAAATACGTCAATGTCAATGTTTACACCTTCACTACGGTCATAGGTGCGGCCAAACTTACGGTTCATAGCTTCTGTCTTTGCATTAGTACCGAAGAATTTAAGACGGGCTTTGTTAGTCTTTACAAAGTCTTTAAGTTTGTCGCTTTCCACAACAACCCACTGTGCTTTCCCTTCCCACCACACTTGCCACATATAGTAGTCACTTTCATTCTTGACAAAGCAACCCGGTTGTGTTGCACCGTTACGTGTGTTGATAGTCAGCAATTCAATTTGTACGTTGTCGAATGCCTTGGAACCGCTCAAGCTGTCTTTTACAGAACAGGACTTGACAGAACCGTCACGGGCTGGCACCATTACGTCAATGTCTTTGTACTGCAAAGCCAGCTCAGTTACCAAAGTACCGCCAAACTGGCGTGCTGCTACGTGTTCGGCCTTAAAGCCCTTACCGTCAAAATGTACATTACTCATTGCTTTTTACCCTCCAAAGGGTTAGTATTTAATTAGTGTGGGGGTTGTACCCCCGGTTGGTTTAAAAGCGTTTAGACACGACAAAACCCCCAAGAAGGAGGTTATTTATTCCGTGTTTTAATACAGGTCTAAATAATATTCAGGGTGAGTCCTAAGACTCTAATTCGCGGCGTAGGCACCACACTAACCATGTCCTACACATAGGCACCATACTGTGCCCCTCTCCACCACTTACACACAGTCACAAGACTGGTGCTCTTTCGTCTAGTGGTAGACTCATTTGTTCAAGAAGCCACCACTCTACATTCTTTCCTTCTTTAGCCAGTTGAGCTAAGAAAGCGTCACTATACTTACGTCTTACTTGGCGGAAGTTCTCGCCGGTTACACAGTCAAGTCTCATAAACAAAACTCTTTACTTGGTAAGAAGAACCATTAAAACACACGTAGGGGCCGTTTGTCAACCCCTAGTGTAACTTTATTTCAATAACTTTCGTCTTCTTCGTCAATATGGCGCTTACCACCATTATGACGGGCGTTGTATTCACGGTTAGCTTGGAAGTGCAGGAATGTATTTACTTCCCCTTTCTTAATAATGGCCTTTAGTTCAAGGTCTGACATAGCCATTACTTTAGCATTCTGTTCTTTCATAACTTAATACCCCAAGTCTTGCAAGATAGCGTCCCAAGTGTCGTATTCTTCTACAGTGTCAACTTGCTGTTCTGTAGTCTTCACCTTACGCACTGGTAGGTCAGGGTTTCCAGTAAGGAACTCTACAGCTTCTAGGTTACGTTCACAGCGCTTGCCAACACCACTAGGGTCATAACCACCCACTACCAAACTAAACAACTCTTGGCGAATGCTGTAGCCACCATTGCGAACGTCTCCAAGTTCAGGGTACGCACACAAGAAGGTTTGAATTTGTTCCTCTACACTTTCATACAAGCTTTGCGCCATACCCAACATTAGGCGGTTGCACTCAACAGGTTCTGCGCGGTCTAACCACTCAGGAACAAACATAGCAACCTTGTTCTGTTTAGCTGCCTTCTCTTTCACTTGACTACGAACATAAGACTTTTGAGCTTGAGTGCAGTTAAGTTTCTCATAACCGGCGTCAGCGTCATACACAGAACCATAGGCTTGCTTGAGAATGTGAAAGTATTCCGAAGGCTTAACACCAATAGGGCGAATAGCCAATGGAAGAATAAGAGCTACTGCCTTCTGTGGAGAGCTTGCAAGCTTCACAACATTGGAGCCTTTGCACAC